CTTCCAGTCTCTTGCATATCTGTTTGATTAATCAGAATATAAGGATAATCTGAATCTTTTGGCGGAATAGTATAAACAGAACGTGCAGGCAACTTTGTATTTATTGCGCTGATTAATCCGGTTAATAATGCTGATTCAGGATAATTCATTTGACAAATTTATTTTTAGAATTCCTTACTATGTCCTGAAAATATCTTTTAACGTCCTTGTTTATGTTTTTCGCGCCCCAATACAGATAGCTGTCCATTCTTTCAATTTTACCGGCATAATCTACGTTTGTTCCAACCGCGCCTTCGCCAATTTTCAAATTGACTGTTTTTAAATCCCTGTTTCCACTTCCTGCCGATTGATTTTTTGTTGCATTCCACGAATAATTTTTATTATTGTCAGATGTTGCCAATCTATCAGCTTTTGATTGCGCCGGATATTTCACATAAATTGAATTCCTTAATCTTGAGGTTACAATGTGCCCTTTTTCTCTAATTCTCAATTGCGCCAGTGCTTTAATTTTAAACAAAGTTCTAATTAATGCCTCATCGAAGGGTATATCTTCCAATCCTTGCAAGGATTGCATTACCCTTTGCCTGCTCATTTTATCTATTTCAATTTGTCCGCCCATTAATCAGTCCTCTCATGTAAAATTAAATTTAAAACCCTCGCTCCTTCGTCAATACTTAAAACCTGAACTATCCTGAACCGTCTTGTTTGAAAAAATCTATCAGTCCATTCAATATGGTAGTTTTGGTCTATATTGTAATTTTCATCATATCTTAAAAAACATCTGTAACTCCGGCTTCCGGTTTCCAGACCGTAAATCAATTGTTCACGTTGGCTCATTGGCTCCAAACTGCCCCAGGTTGTTTTAGCTGTTGATTCAATTTCAGTATAACCCCCAATTCCATCGCTTTCACTTGTAACTGAAATCAATTTCAACCTTTTATTTAGTTTTCCTGGATTCATGCTTGTACAAATGGCATTAAATTAGCGTAACTGTTTTCGGATAAGTCAGCGATTGCGCCCTCAAATGTATTTCCCCGGCGTTCGTACTTTTCAGCTAATAGCCTCAACATTTCTAACTTAATAGCCTTCGGACAGGTTCCTAAAGTTGTATAGGTAACCTGAATGCCGGCGTTTGTTAAAGTTCCGTCAACATCAATTAATGAAACTGTCGGTTTGATTATAAACTGTGATAATCCTGTTTTTGTGTATTCCATTGAAACAGTACCATTAAATTTGACTTCAGATATTTCATCGTGTTCCGGGTATGGCAATAATATCTCATCTTCAATATCTTCATCAAAGTATGTGATTGTCTTAACAACTAACGCCAATCCTGTAAATTCCTCAATAGCTTCCCGAACGCCTGTAATCAAATCACTAATCAAAGTGTCATCTGTTGTGAAGTCTATTTTTAGATAATTTTTGACTTCATCAACTGTGATTGGTTCCGTTCCTATGTTGGAATATTTTACTTGCATTATTTGTCAAGTTTTTTCTTTTCAATCGGATCCAACTTTGTTGCTTTTTTCTCTTTTGCAACTTTTGTTTTTATCGGTTTAATGTAACCTGCATCCAGCATGTGCTTTTGTCGCACTGGATTTACATTAATCTTTTCGCCTTTTTTTATTCCTGCAAATTCTTTTATTACTTCAAATTTCTTCATAACAAAAAATTAAAGGGCGAGACTATGCCCGCCCCATTATTTTACTCTTTCCACAATTTAAATTCTAAATTAGTCACTTGATGCTTTTGTGAAGCTCCAACTCCGGTAACAGTTAAAGCAATGTATCGATACCGATTTGCCGTACTATTACTTATAGTAAATGTAGTATCAGAACTTGTTCCAGACCATGTAACTGCACTGCCTATGTTAGAGTAATTTTCACCGGAAAAAATCTTCCCTTTGAGTTGAACACTTGAACCAGGTGCATTCAAACTATCTAACGTAACAGTTACAGATTGAGTTGTCGGTTGATGTTTGTTGATAATATAAACCCAAGTTTCTGCATCAGTACCAGAAACAGTATCAGCAGCAGTTAATGAAACATTCCAATAGGTTTCATCGACAGAAGCCAGATGCGAACGTTGCGCCATAACGCTAATTCCCATCACGCTTATAAATAATATTAGAAATAACTTTTTCATATTATACTCCTTTCTATTATGCTGTTAATTCTTCAATTGCGGTAATAGCTGCATCAATGTCTGAAACATAAATTACAGCATCGGTATCAGGGCCTTCAATTACCAGCTGATTGCGCAAGAACATAACAGCGGTATATTTGTCATCGACAAAGTCAGTAGAATTCATCTGACTAAACTTAACCTCCGGGTTACGTTTCCACCAAAGTTGAATCTTAGAAGTATCAGCAACTAACATGGTGTTAGCAGCTACCCTCGAAGTCCTAACAACTTGCAATCCAGAAATGGTATAATTTCCGTTAATATCTTTCACGAAGATACGTTCACCGTTGGCGTCTTTTGTAGTACGCAATTTGAAAAAATCAGATGGATTCATCCAAATACGGTTCAAACCGCGCTGTTCTGCATTTTCAGCCTGCAAGACAACAGCATCCACAAGATCGCCAATATTGGCATCCTGGACAGTTCCGACGCTTCCTCCTGTAACTGTATCAAATGCTGTGGCATGTCCCTGAATACCATAGATATGATTCGGGTTAGTTGAATCGTCGCCGTCGCCGTCGTACAATTCACCGTCCACAAACAACATCGCTTTTTCCTGCATTTTCATTCTGAAAGCGGAAGCGATATAATCAGCATCTTCCAAAAGCTCAGCAGTCAAAGGAAGTTTGGCTGAAATCTTAGCCATAGCCCGAGACTTCTCAACAGCGGCTCCGGTATCTGCTGTTGCCTGTCCGGTTCCTTCACTCACATAACCAACATTTGAGGTATAGCTACCTTCAACCCACAATACACGGTTGCGGTCGTTTCCAACTACTCCGGTATTCAGGAATGGCATAAATGCAAGAGCACGTTCTGGGTCAAACTTAACAGTCAGGTTCTGACGTGTCATGTTAACAGTTCCTGTAATGTCCGAAGTATCAGCTTTTACGCTAAACATATTTTTACCTTTCGGGAATCCTTCTTTCAGAGCTTCTTTAAACTCATCGGAAACCAAAAGTTCTTTCATTGCTTTTTCAAGCGACTGGCCTTCTTTTTCCACGGCTTTTCTTTTTTCCACTTTTTGAATTTCAATATCCAGGGCGTCAAGCTGTTTCTGCATTGACGCAATAACTTCTGACTTACCGTCTTTCTCTTTCAGGACATCTTTGATAGCCTTTACAGCTTCCTGTCCTGCGTAATTTTTCAGCACTTCTTTCACTTCCGTTTGAATCTCCTCCGAAAGTGTATTGAATGCCTTTTCAAGACTTTCTTTAGCCTCTGGTTCCAAGCCTTTAATTTCAAATTCCATTTTCTTATAATTTAAAAGGTTTTACAATTACTTTCAGCGGCGTATCTTTCGGAGCGGGTGCATCTTTGCGGCGCGCTTCTTTGATAAGTGCTGTTATCTTGTCTTTTATTTTTTCTAACTGTTCCAATTCAGCATCAGGGAAATCACATTTTAATAGCTGTTCGTAAAAGTCCTCCTCTTTGATTAATTCATCGAGTGATTTAATTCCAACAGTTAAAGCATCTGGATGTGCCGGCCTTTTTGTTAGAGTGGAAACTTCAAACAAAAATATTTCCTTCAAATGATTAAACCCTTTGTCATCCTTCTGCTCTCTAACAGGAGAATATCCGATTGAATGGCTCATGCTCTTTTCGCTTTCAGCCATTGCCCGATACTCCTCATAAGTTTCTTTTCCTAATTGAGTGCCGAGAATTAATTTAGACCGAACTAAAAGTCCGTTGTCATCTTCTTTAATTTCCTGAATAACTCCAGGCATTAAAGTTGAATCGTGATTTTTATAATGTTGAATTTCCTTAAAATTTTCTGTAATTGTTTTGGTATAGGCTCCGGGGTCAACTATATCCTTAACTCTGTCAGGACTTTTAAATACAGAACCGTAAAATGTTACGATTCCCTTTTCGTCAACATCCTTAACCTGTGTCAAGCAGGATTTGAATTGTGGCTCCCTATTCTTTAACTTCATAACAACAATCTATTCTTTTTACAAATCTAATAAATATTTTATATACATAGACAAAATCTATAATTTATTTTATCTAACAGGCTCATGCAAAACGGTACAACGGCAGTTGCAAACCTCTTCCGGCGGACCTGCCGGGTCGCCTGGGTACATCAACCCATTACTAAACGGCTCGTTCATTTCTAACCCATCAATACTATCTGCCTCTGCTTGCAAGTGTGAATCCCTTACGTTAGCCAGTCCAGAAGTACTCCAATATTTACGCATCCTGAATCCTGTTGAAGATGCTGCTTCCTGACTTGCTCTATTACTTGCGCTAATCATTTCGGTTTGTGCGATTGCCCTTGCTCTTGCGTAGGCATTGCCCCTTAAATTTCTTCCGACTGCACGCCTTAAATCTTCTGTTATTTGTGGTATTCCAAACCCTTCGGCCTCGCCAACTTGTAATACTTCCCTTACAATCTTCTTTAGTTGCTCATCTGTTGTATTCACTATTGAAACAATCTTTTCACCGGCCTCATTCCTGACAATTTCACGCATTTTATCTTGAAATATGTTTATCCACATCACGTCATCCGGATCCGCCTTTTGAGGCACAAGGTTTTCACGAACCATTAACCCCAAGTCAGCATTAAGCGAATAGAATTTTAGAAAGTTTTCCCAAACTAAATTCTCATTCACCTTTACGGAATCCAGCCACATTTGAGGCGGGCGGCTTGTTGCAATATCCAGAAAATCCTTATACATCTGCCTGAACATTGCCCGAAACATTCTCAAACCTTTGCGTTCAATCCTGTTTTTTGCCCTGTTGAATTTTATCTCAAATTTTCGGGTTTGTGTTTTCATTTTTCGTAATCTATAAAATCCTTAGCCCCGTCAATATTCCCCAAGTCCGAAAGAAACATTTCATTAGTGCTAAATATTGGCTGATTCAT